GGGCCACGGCGGCGTCCGCCTTGGTGTGGAGCTTCCCCAGCGTCATCTCGGCCGCCATGCGCCACATCGGGTCGACCACCGCCCAGGGGCTGACGTTGACGTTGCCGTAGATTTTGTCCAGGGCCTTACCCGTCTCGTTCATCTTCTGCTGGACCACGGGGCCTTGTTTCACCGGGTCGCCCTCGGTGCCGGCGAAGTCCTCGGCATTGCGGCGAATGAGCATGTCCACCCGGTCGCGCTTCTCTCCGGCCCGGCCCACGACCTTGTCCCGCTTGCTGGCGGGCGCCCCCTCGGTGAAGTCGGCGATGTTGCGGTCGGTGATGCGCCTGTCGGCGCCCTCAGCCAGCTTCGTGAGCCCAGCCTGCGCACCGCCCATGGCCGCCCCGAGCCCAGCCGCCCGCCAGTCCGTGAGCCCCTTCCATGCCTCCTTGCCGGCCTCCCGGGGGTCCCCGGTGGCCGAGGCGGCTTCCGCCCCCGAGATGGCCCCGTTGGTCAGCGCGGCGGTGGCGGCCCCTTTCGCCGCCCCCCCGAGCACGCCGTCCATGGATGGGCCAATGGCCTCGCCGGCAGCGCCCACCAACTTCCCGGCGCCCTCGGCGAGCAGCTTGGGGCCGCCGGTCATGTACCCGGCAGCCTTGCCCGTGGCATCGAGGAACGGGTGCTCCTGGGCGAACTTGGCCTCGTCCTGATTGGCCGACTGGGTGGCATCCGGGGCGACCGCCCCGCCGACGAGGTTGCGGACCGCCTTGTAGCCGCCCAGGGAGGCCGTGTTGGCGGCCTCGGTGAGCATGTGCCCCACGGACCGGGCGCCGCTGGCCAGGTTCTCGCCGGCCTTCTGGAGTGGGTGATCGGAGTTCCAGATGGCGTCCTTGAACATGCCAGCCTCGGGCTTGGCGTCCGGGAGCGACTGGGGCTCGAGCTTGGCCTTCAGGGACTCGGGCGACGACCCACCCGCGTAGAGCTCCTCGGGCGTGATCTGGTCTGAGGGCGGCACCGGCTCGGCCGCGTCCCGGCGCTCCTTGACCTTCGCCACGAGCTCGGAGTCCGAGTAGCCGGCCGCCCGCCCGGCCTCCATGAACTTGCGTTCGGACTCCGACAGCATCTTACAGGCCGTGCTCGGCGGCGAGGTCGTCGAGGGACGGGCGCTGCCCGCTCTTCGCCTTCGCCGCCCGGACGAGGGGGTTCTTCTCCTCCCTGACCGCCCGCGAGGCCGAGCCGAGAGGGGTCTGCTTGTCGCTGGTCGGGAACACGTCGGGGACGTCGCGACCGACGGCGGCGAAGCGCGCCTTGACCTCGGAGTTCAGGGTCGGACGAAGGTTCTCGAGGGCCGGGTCGCTGGCCATCTTCCGGTACGTCTGGTACGCCCGGTCAAGCTGCGCCTGGGTGTGGGCGTCGGCGCTCTGCACGACGTCCTTGACGGCCGCTTGGGTCTCGGGGGCGAGTTGCCCCGACTCCACCTGCGCCCAGAAGGTGGGAATCTTGTTCGCTAGCCCCCCGACGTTCTTGTACAGCATCTGCTCCTCGGCGGTCGTCGGGACGCCACCGCGAACGATGCGGGCGAGCTGAATCTGGGCGTCGTGCTGCGCCACGGGGTTGTCCGACTTGATGTTATCGAGGGCCTGACGGAGCGACGCGTCCGAGGAGACCAGCTTCGGGAGGCCCACGACCCGGTCCATGTTGACCATGGCCTTCTGCGCGGCGGTGTAGTCGCCCCGGGTCGCGCTGTCGGCCTTCGACGGGCTGTTGCCGATTTCGCGGGCGGCGCCGATGCGCGCGTTCGCGGAGATGTTCGCCAGGCGAAGCTTCAACTCCTCGTCGGACTTGTACTTCTGGTTTTCCGTCGCGTTGAACTGGCGCTGGAGTGCGTGGTCTTCCTCGCGGGCCTTGGTCACCTGGTCCGACTTCTGGAGGCCCGTCACCAGCGACCCGATCTCCCCCGGCTTCGCCCCGGTGGTCGCGATGGCAGCCGCCTGGGCGCCGTACCCGACCGGCGCGAACGCTTCCTTCGCCCGCTTGGCCTCCTCGGCGCGCTTCGACTCCTCGGCAGCGGCGGTCTGCGCCGGGTCGTAGCTGGCCCCGCCGATGCTGTACGCCCCCGGCGTCGAGGGCGGGTTCTGCGCCCCCGCGAAGCGGTTCATCTCGGCCTTCGCCGCGCCGGTGTACTGGCTGTCGGGACCCGCGCCCGGCTCGAACGATGCCTGCTCGGCCCGAATCTTGCCGGCCTGCTGCGCAATCTCCGGGGTGGCCTGCGGCCCCTCCTCGGCGACGCCCGGGGTGGGCGGAGCCTGCGTCAGCGGCGTCCGGTACGCGGTCGCGATGGCGTGCGCGCGGTCGGTCTGCCCCGCATCGAGGGCCGACATGATCTCCTTCGTCGCGGCGAGGTGGTCCTGAACGGCGTTGCGGTTCGTCTCGCCCTCGCGCTGAGCCATCAGCGACTTCAGGTTGTCGCGCTCGGCCGCGCTGTTCGCGTCCATGCGGTCAGCTTCGCGCTGCTTCAGCAGCAGGTCGGCGGCCTCCTTCTTGCGCTTCTCGGCCGTCTGGGCGGCGCCCACGAGGCTGTCGCCCACGCTGTTGATGGCGTTCGCCCAGAGCTCGCCGCGCTTGTCTTCGGGAAGTGTTACCCAGGGTAGTTGCATGGTGGTTTCCTAGTAAGTCCCGTTTCCGTCTGCCCCTGGTCCGGTCCCGCCGTTGGCCACGCTGCCTGCCAACGTGCCGCCAGCAACCGCGCCCACTGGCCCCCCGATTGCGTACCCAAGGCCAGCGCCGAGCGCCTTCGCGCCCAGCCCGATCAGCGTGGTAACCAGCGCCGTGTCGTTGTTCGCCTGCGCAACCTTCATCGCCGCCGCCAACTGCACCCCGTTCAACTGCGCACCCAAGCCGGCCTCGACGAGGTTGATGGCCTGCGTGCCGGCCACCATGTCCGCCTGCGTGATGTTCGTCGCGCGGTTGTTCGCGGCCGTGTTCGCAGAGTTGACCTGGTTGTTCCACAGGTTCGTGCGGTTCGTGTCGACGTTGTTGGCGGCGGTGTTGTACCCGTTGAGCTTCGCCGTCTGCGCCGCATCCGCCGCCGCCGCCGCGCTGTTGTAGCCGTTGGCCCTGTTCGTGAGGTCGGTGCTGACTTTGTCCGCCGCCGTGTTGTACCCGTTCCACTGCTGGGTCGCGCTGTTGGCGGCGGCCACGGACGCGGCGTTCTCGCCGTTGAGCGCGCCCAGGGTGGCGGCGTCGGTGGCGGCGGCAGCGGTGTTGTAGTCGCGGTACTGCGTGGCAGTCTGCGTGGCGCTGTTGTTGGCACCCGTGAGGTACGTGTTCCACTGGTTGTTGTTCGCCGTGTCGGCGTTGTTCGCCGAAGTCGAGATTTCGGTCTCGCGGGCGAGCTCTGCGGCGGCGGCGGAGTTGGCGGCGGTTTGCCCCCCTTCGAGGTAGTTCAGGTTCTGCGTGGCGACGTCGTTGGTCAGGGTCGTCTCGCCCTGGAGGCGGTTGTAGTTCTGGGTGTCGGCGTTGTTGTAGACGTTGCCGAGGTCCGACAGCGCCGTGTACCGCTGGGTGTCGACGTTGTTCGCGGCATTCGCCCCCGCGACGGCGCGGTTCGTGGCTTGGGTCTGCGCCTGGTTCGCGACGTTGCCCACGCCGGCCAGGTCGGCGATGTTCTCACCACTCGCCGCCGTGGCGTAGTTGAGCGCCGTCCCGAGCTTCGCCTGCTGGGTCTGGTCGAGCTGCTGCCCGAAACCCTGCCACTGCCCGAGGCGCTGCTGCTGGGCCTGCTGGGCGGCGCCCTGGAGTTGGCCTTCCTGCTGGTACTGCTGGGCGCTGAGGTTCGCGTTCTGGAGCCCCTGGCCGTAGATGGCGGCACCGCTGTTGAACCCGCCCCGGGCCGCCATGGACGCATCGAGGGCGGCGCTCTGCTGCTTCTGGAGCATCTGGTAGTACGGGTTGGTGCCGTTCAGATCGGACGCGGCGAAGGTCTCCAAGGACCCCGGTTTGCTGAGGTCACCGACCTGCTGCCCGTAGATGCCGCTCGACGCCGTGGGGGCGTTGATGGCCGCCGAGTTCTGCCCGTACGCCTGCTGGACGTACTGGTTGTTGGCGTACCCGCTCTCCAGCGTCGGCGCCAGGTTCTCCATCGCCCCCGGGGTGTTGTACACGCCCTGGTTCGTGTTGTACGCCTGTTGCGACTGGCTCGGGGCCGTGAACCCCTGCTGGAAGGTGCCCATGTTGGACTGGAGGTTCGTGGGCGCCTGGTAGCCGCTCATCAGGTTGCCGTAGTTCTCGTTGGCCACGTTGTTGCCGTACTGCCCGACGGTGTTTCCGTAATAGGTCTCGCTCTGCGATGGGCCGCTGAGCGCGCTGGAGACCTGCCCGTAGGCGCCCTGGGAGTTGGTGGGCGCAGTCAGCCGCCCGCTGATGTTGTTGAACGCGGTCGCGGCGGCGTTGGGCGAGTTGTAGTAGCCCTGGGAGTTGGCGAAGGCGCTCTGCGTGTTCGAGTTCGCCCCGGCGTATTGGCCCTGGGTGTTCCCGAAGGTCGTCATTGCAGCGTTGGGGCCGGTGTAGAACGCCGTCGAGTTGCCGAGCGCGGTCTGCGCGGCGTCCGGGCCGGTGTAGTAGGCCTGGGTGTTCCCCAGCGCCCCAGAGGCCGCCGTGGGTGCGAGATACTGGGCCGAGGTGTCGCCGAGGGCGTACTCGCCATACGTGGGGCCGCTGGCCGCGCCGCCCGGGCCGTAGATGCCGTTGTAGACATTCCCGGCGGCATCGTAGGCGGCATTGCCCGCCGCGAGGCCGTTCATGTCGTTGTTGTAGTAGGTGTTGGCGTACCCGAACGCCTCGCCGGCAATGCCGTTGACCTGATCCGAGAGGGAGCCGCCGGAGCCGTCGCCGCCGCTGGTGGGCGGGTTGGCCGTAGTGCCGCCTCCATTCGGAGAATACCCAGCGTCGCCAGGGGAGAAGCCGTCGCCGCCGGTGCCGCCCGTGTCGGTAGGACCGGGCGAGTTGCCCTCGTTGATGCTTGCGCCCGTGGTCGGGTCGACCTGGAGGACGCCGCCATCGGGGCCGCGCTGGAAGTACCCGCCGCTGAGTGGGTCCTGCGTGATGGCGCCGCTGAGAATCCCCGCCTTGACGTCGGGGCTGAGGCCGGCGAAGGGGTCGCCGGTGGGCTGCGATGAGTTGGGTCCGGGGGCGGGGTTGTAGTTCGGCTGCTGGGTTGGGCCTACTGGGTTACCGTTCGCGTCATAGATGTCGCGCGTCCCGTCCGCGTGCTGGACGTAGGTCGTCCCGTCGGGGCTGGTTGATACGGAATCGCCGTCTCGGTACTGAATCGCCATTACGAGGTCATGAGGGCGTAGTCCTCCTCCATCGAAGTCAGGACCGTGTCTGCCGCTCCAGTATAGCGAATTCTGTATTGCCTCCTACGGTAAATCCCGCCGGGGCGCCACTCCTTCCAGCCGATGGTGTCGCTGGTGGCCGCCCCGAGGTCGAGCAGCTGGGGCGTGGACCACGGCCCCTCGTCGTCCTTCTTGGACACCTCGATGGCGGCGTTCGCGTCGCCCGCGCCGCGCCGCAGGTAGAACCGCACCCAGTTCGTGCGCTTGCGGACGCTGGTCCCCATGTCGATGCGGGCCGTGACGCGCTCGCACACGATGGGCGTGGTGGTGCCGTTGCTCTGCGCGAGGAAGTCCACGTTGTACGCCTCGGACAGGACCAAGGGCATCGTGTACGTGGTGCTGATGCTTCCCACGAGATGCTGGTTGCGGGCCTGGTCGAACACGTAGGCGCCGATGTTGATGCCGGTGTACGCGCTGATGCCGTCCCACCCCTGCCAGGTGGTCCACTTCTGGCCGTTCTGGTCGTAGACGAATGCCTGCTGCGACGTGGGAAAGATCCACACAAGGAGGTCCCACCAGCCGATAAGGCACCGAAACCCGAAGCAGTCGGTAACCGTCCCGAGGTCGCGCAGTGTCTTGTCGAGGGAGGTCGAGATGGGCTGGTAGCTTCGCCCGTCGGTGACCACGAAGCGCCGGTTGGCGTCCATGAAGGCGAACTGGCTGTCCTGGACGATGATGCTGTAGGGGCTGAGCGTGCCGAGTTGGAGCGTGCTCGAGGCGGTGAAGGGCAGGTTCGCGTCGGCGCCAATGGCGTAGACCTGGACCGTCTTCGAGCCGAACATGTAGAGCTCGCGCAGGTTCGTGAAGACGCCCACGATGGGGTCGCTGAGCGCATCGGCGGTGTTGAAGTTCAGCGGGGGCCACACGGCGTCGTTGCCGTCGCCGATGGACGACCAGAAGAACTGGTTCTTGTTCGTGACGGTGTCGTTGGCGACGATGTAGTTGCCGACCTTGACGACGTGCGTGGCTCCAAGCGGCGGCTGGTTCACGCTGCTCGTGTAGGTGGCAAGGCGGAATGACAACGGGGAGACGCCGTCCCACGCCTGGAGCGCGCCTCCCCCGGCGATGATGAGGTTGACGCTGTCGTCGGCGAAGGTCGGGCGGCCGGCGCCGTCGAGTTGCGTACCGGCGGCGGTCGACGAGAGGGTGGAAATGGCGCCGGTGTTGAAGTTGTAGGCGTAGATGTGGCGCGAGCCGTTCACGATCATGAGGTAGTCGATGCGCGTCGCCACGTTCGTCCAGACGTACATGCCGATGATGTGCTGGTCGGCGAGGAATTCGTTCAGGTAGAAGAGGCGCGCGCCGATGCCCGGGCGCGGGTGGTTGAACCCGAGCGAGTCGAGCATCCAGTTCGTGACGATCTGGGCCGTGCCGGGGCTGTCCTCGGCTGAGGAGAGTTGGCCGGTGGAGATTGGGATCTGGAGCGTGGGCATCAGATGGCGTAAGAAGCGGTGTGCGACTGCTCAATCCATGTCGCGCCGATGGGGTCGTACATCCACACCCAGACCTGCCTCTGGGCGCTGGTGATGGCACCGGTATTCGCGGCTGTGCCGTGGAAGATGGCGTTGAAATTGAATTGAAAAGTGCCGCCACCGGTCGCCTGCAAGTCGAACACAAGTCGACATGCCCTGTTCGTCGGGAAGTTGTTGGGTGCGTTGATGGTCCCCGTGCCGGCCGCCGATGTTCCGCGTACGCGGTAGTACTGCTCGGAATTTGAGAGGTCGAACAGGGGCGTGAGCGAGCCTGCATTTGCCACGTCGGCGGTGTTGTACGAGGTGGCTCCAGCAAAGATGGTGTTTCCCGTGGTCGACGTTCCAGAGAACGAAGACGACGAATCCAGGTTCCACCGCCCGATGCCACCGAGGCCCACAGAGGTGCCAATCAGCGAAGACCCCTGCGTGACATACAGGTCTCCGGCGCCCGTAGCCGCCGTTGCGAACCCACCGCCGCTGGAGAACACGCCCACGTTGACCAACTTGCTGCCCGCGCCAAGCGACAAGCCAGCGCCGGAGGAGCCGGCTACGGCAGTGAGGCAGAAGTTGGTCAGCAGATTGTTGCTAGCGAGTGACAAGCCTCCCGCGGTCGCGCTCGACTGTTGGATGACACTGCCGACCGGGGACAGGCTTGCGCCGACGCCGGACATCACCAGCGCATTTGAGAACGTGATGACCGAGGAGATTTTGTACGTCCCCTTGGGCAGGAACACCGGCAGCCCGCTCGACGTCTGCGCCGCGGCGAGCAGCAGGAACGCCGCCGTGTCATCGCTGACGCCGTTTCCCTTCGCTCCGAACCGCTGCGGAGTGAGCCCAATGCCCTCGATCTCCTGCTTCAGCGACGTCGCCACCGAGGAGTACGTCCCGAAGAACTGCGCGTCGATGCCGCCGGTGCTCGACTGAATCGCGGTGAGAATGGTGTTCAGGTCCGTCCCGGTGAAGGCGCTGTTCGAGACCTGCACGAGCTCGGCTCGGTCGCCGTCGATGCGCGAAATGTCCTGGAGCGTGGCTCCGCTCGACGACTTCACGATGGCCCGCAACGGCGTCGCGGTGTAGACCGCGGTCGCCGGGGCGCCCGTTGCGCCGAGGGCCAGCGCGCCCGACAGCGGTTGCGTGCCGGCGTCGTCGCTGAACGTGATGACCGGGGTGAGCGTGCCCACGGCGTAGAACTGCACCGTGCCGGACGCGGCGGCGGTACCGAAGCCGAGGACTGAGGCGTGGATGAGCGAAAGACCCACTAGATTCTCCCTCGGCTGCCATAGCCGCTGTTGTAATACGTCGCGAAGGCAGCGATTTGTACGTCGCCGCGCTCATTGTCGTCCTCAAGGCACGCTTCGCGCTCGGTGTCGAACTTGCCCTGAAAGAACTGCACGCGGTCCATCGGCAGACCGTAGTCGGGGGCGAGCTCGGCGGCGAGTCCCCACACGAGGCAACGAAGCCACTTCTGGGTGATGTCGAGGGTGTCGGTGTCAACGCCCACGTCGCGCGCCCGGGTGACCGCCACGTACTCGAAGGAGTCCACGGTCGCCGGCAGCGGGTAGAAGTGGAGCACGATTTGGACGATGCCGTTCGCGTCCAGCCCGTTCTCGCACCAGAACCTGATCGGCGTACCCGTCAGCGTGCGGTCGCCGAGGCTCATGTACTCGTGCCGGCTCATGGACGTGACGATGGTCGCCGAAGTGCTGCCCGCGACCGTGTACCGCCCCGGCTCGTCGATGTCGTAGACGTCGTTCGGCAGCGTGTAGTCGCCGAGGCTCGGCGTGGTCGTCAGCGTGCGCCGGCCCGCCCGCCACTCCATGATGCCGTCGCGGTCCATCGACTTGAGCAGGATGGACAGCGTATCGTTGGCATGGGCCACCAGCGGCGCCGCGTCCTGGGCGACGTTGAGCGCGCCCGGGCCGATGGCGCCCACCTTCGTCAGCGCGAGTTGCACGACGCGCGCCCGGTTCGGGTTGAAGTTGCTGGTGGACTCGACCGCCATTTACTGCCTCGCGTACGGATTCGGCGTCTGCGGCTGGCCCTGCGGCTGGCCCTGCTGCCCGAACTGGCCTCCCTGTCCCGGCTGGCGGGGGGCGCTGTTCTGCCCTCCGACGCCCTGCTGCTGGGGGTTCCACCCCGGCACCGGCGTACCAGGTCCGCCCACCGGCGAGGTCCCCTGCTGCATCATGGGGTGCCCCGGCCACGTCCCGGGCGGGAACATCGGCTGCCCCTGGGGCTGGCCCGGCTGGCCGCCCTGGGCGAAGCGAGCTCGAATCTGGGCGAGCAGGCCGGGGTCGATGCCCTGACCGCCCATGCCCGGCCGCTGCATCGCCATCTGCTGGGTGGGCGCGCCCTGGGGAGGACCGCCGAGACCGGCCATGCGGCCGTACTGGCCCATGGGTCCTTGGGGCGACTGCTGAGGGGGCATCTGACCTTGCGGCATCCCGCCGCTGGGCTGAAATGGGTTCATGTGTCACGCCTGGAAGGGGTAGGAGGTAGTACCGTTTCGGAACGCCTGCCCGATGCAGGCCCCGCAATCGAGAAGGATAGGCGAACTCGAGGTGATTTGCCCACCCAGGCCCGAGCGCCCGAGGAGCATGATGTAGGTGTTACCGTTGGTCCCGTAGTCATAGTCGGTCGGCGCGGTCACACCCTTGGTCACGTAGTCCTTGAAGTTGTCGAGGTCGATGGGCGACTTCGCCCCCTGGATGGCCGACATGATGCCGCCGGTCTCCCAGGCATAGGTGGACGAGCCGTTCATGGCCACCGCGGCGCCGCCCGAGCGCACCGTCAGGACGGTCGCCAGAGACAGCTTGGGATTGTAGGTGCCGAGGGTGCCGACCGCGGTGGGGGCGTCGAGGGCGCGCGAGCTCGTGGTGGGCTGGAATGCCGGGTTGCTCGAGAACCCCATGAGCCACGTCCAGACGGACTGGACCTGGGCTGAGTAGCCCTCGAAGCTGTACAGGGCGCGCAGGGCGACCGGGATGGCGGCGACCGCCGCCGCCTGGCTGGACTGGTTGTAGGCGAGGCTGGTGTTGATGATGGTGCCCGTCGAGGGGGTGCCGTCGCTGAACTCCCAGGCCCCGAGGCCGGTGGCCGAGAACTTGCCCGAGGCCGGGTAGGCGTTGAACTGGAGGCGGGGGGTGGTCGCCGAGAGGCCGGTGACCGTCGTGTTGAGCACCGTATCGTAGGCCCCCACCGACCAAAACGCACGAGCCTTGGAGATGCTCACCGACAGGAGTTGCGACGGGGGCGACGTCCAGAAGCCGCTCCCAGTGGTGGCGTCGCCGTGGAGCTCGTCGCCGACCGTCTTGAACAGCAGATTCAGGAACTCCAGGCAGAGAAGCGAGTCGGGGCGGTAGACGTGGTCGAAGAGCAGCGAGCTGTTCGCCGCGCGCGTCCAGCACCCGTAGGAAATTGGGTTGGCCCCCCCCGAGTCGCTGGTGGATGGCGCCGTGGCGCACAGGCCGCCTGACTGGAGGTTGGTCACGAAGTCGGCCATGAGGCGGGCGCCCGTGAGGTAGCGGACGTCGCCGAAGGTCAGGTAGGCGTAGAGCATCACCAGGCCTAGGCCGGCCTGGGTGGACGATTCGTAGGCGGCGCCGGTGAGCGACAGGGTCGTCGAGCCGAAGTTGGTGTCGCAGCGGATGGAGCCGAGGAGTTGCGTGGAGCCGGTCTTTGCCTGGAAGCCGAGGATGAGGTCGGCGATGGTCCGCAGGCGCAGCTTGGCCGCCAAGATCCAAGACAGGGGCCTCTTGTTCTCGGCGATGACGCCGTACAGATACCGAGCGCCCTCTGCGGTGGCCATGGGGGTCGCGTTGCGCGCCGGGATGGCGGGTGGTGCGGTCGCGGCGGCGAGCGCGTTGAAGAGCACGCCCTCTTGCGAGTAGTCGTCCTTGAAGCTGAACGGGATGCCGAACGGGGGCGGGGGCGC